ACACGGACGCGTTCTTCATCAAAACGGACGCGCCGAACGGCTTTAAATACTTCAACCGTTCGCCGCTGAAGACTGCCATGGAAGGCGACTTCGACACGGGTAACATGCGCTTCAAGGCGCGTGAGCGTTACTCGTTCGGTGTTTCCGACTGGCGTTGCGTCTTCGGAACCGCTGGCGCTGCGTAAGCAGTCGCTGACTAGCGTTCGAGAAGGGCGGCCTTGTGCCGCCCTTCTTTTTTGCGTAATATATCTGAGTTACCTGACACTCGTTTAAACGAGTGACCCTAGCCTCGACAGGAGACACACATGGCTAATTCGACTTTTAACGGTCCCGTCCGTTCCGAAAACGGTTTTAAGGACATCACCAAAAACGCTTCTACCGGAGCGGTAACCACCAACATCTCCATCACGTATGACGGTACGAACAGCGTCGTTATCATCAGTGATCTTCCCACCTCCGATCCTTCGGTTGCGGGACAGCTTTGGAGCAATTCTGGCGTTGTAACCGTCTCTGCCGGTTAATAGGAGTAGTTATGGCAAGCTCTGACGTAAAAGCGACGCGCCTGACCGGCACCGGCTCTGCGGGGGTCGGTCCTGCGCGTATCCGCCAGATACAGGTCTTGACTACTACGGGAACGCCGCGGTTGACAATTACTGACGGCAACGGCGGCGCAACCGTGCTTGATCTGGACTTTCTTGCATCGGACTCACACTCGGTCAACATCCCTGCGGACGGTATCCGGGTTAACGACATATACGTCTCTGCCGCTACTTCGGTGACGGCACTGACCGTATTTTATTGTTAAGCGGTGGGTAAGTGGTCGATGCTTGATCTTAACTCCAAGGATGGCGTTATGTCGGGCACCTACCGCATTGTAGTTGATGACTCCGATAAACCTAACATTTATGTTAAGTTTTCGGGGTTCTCTACTCCCGAAGAAGCCTCTGAATTTATCCACTGGTTAGAGACAGTTCTTTCGGACCCCCTAGGTAAGGTGATTCACTAATGGCTCGTGAAGTTAGTTCAATTACCCGCGTAGGCACTAGCGAACCTTTTGAACTCCAAGTTGCCCGCGGGCAAATTGCCTACCACTATTCTCAGTTTAAATTTGGGTTTAATCCAGATGTAGATAATCTCCTTGAGACAGTGTGGGCACAGGGAGGTCTTTACTCCTATTTAGCTACCGCAAGTGTTTTGAAAGTTTCTAGCTCTTCAACGGCGGATGCCGCTGCGGGAACCGGAGCGAGAACGGTCACTCTTAGTGGGTTGGACGCTAACTATAGCGAAATTTCTGAGACGGTTACTTTAAATGGTCAAACAGCCGTCAATACCACCAACTCATACCTACGCATTTTTAGAATGGTTGTTAATTCTGCGGGCAGCGGCGGTCAAAATGCTGGCGTTGTTTATGCGGGCACTGGCACAGTTACTTCAGGCGTCCCTGCTAATAAGTACGCTACGATTGCTATCGGAGACAACCAAACGCTTATGGCGTTATGGACCGTTCCCGCGGGCCATACCGCTTATTTGCTTCAGACAGACATTACTTTAGCAACAACTCAAAATAATAAGTATTGCACAGTTAGTGTTGTTTCACGTCCTTTTGGAGAAGTGTTTCAAGTAAGAGACAGGTTCGTAAAATCCGAAAGCACTACTAACCAAGCTTATTCAATACCTGTTAAGTTTGAGGAAAAAACAGATATCGAGGTTAGGGCTATTGGAGATAGTGTTGGCGCGGATATAGCAATTTCTGCTGGTTTGGATTTTATCTACGTTAGGAACGGGAGCGACCTGTGATGGCCGCTTCTAAAGGCAAGATGCCTCCTAGGAATAAAAAGAACTTTCGCTCTACAAAATCCGGCGCAGGTATGACCAAAAAAGGTGTTGCCGCGTACAGAAAGTTAAATCCGGGGTCAAAGCTAAAGACTGCGGTTACAGGTGAGGTAAAAAAGGGCTCTAAGGCGGCCAAGCGACGCAAAAGTTATTGCGCTAGGTCCGCAGGACAAATGAAGAAATTCCCCAAAGCTGCAAAAGACCCGAGCAGTCGCCTGCGGCAGGCTCGTAAGCGTTGGAAGTGTTGATGGATAAGAACCTTATTAGCGTTTTTGTTGCGGCGGTTTTAACCGCTTTTTTGGGTTTGCTCGCTTGGCAAGCATCTACTTTGATAGACGTTGACAAGCGGACAGAAAGGACTGCCCTCAAAGTTGAGGAAAACTACCGCATGATAAAACCAATGTGGGAACAGTTCATTCAATCCCGCAGCATTGTGAGGGCACATGACAAAAGTTCGGACAGGTCCGAAACCCAGTAAGCCTAAACTTACTTATTTCCGTAAGGGCGGATCAGTTTCCTCTAAGAGCCGAGGCAGCAAAATATGCCCGGCGGGTAAGGCTTGGGCAAAGCGTACGTTTGACACGTATCCGTCAGCTTATGCGAACTTAGCGGCTTCGAAATACTGCAAGGACCCTAACTACGCAAAAGCTTCGAAGAAAAGAAAGAAGTCGTAAATATGGGAAAGCTACAGGAGTGGGTCGATGAAAAGTGGGTCAGAATTGATAGCAGCGGTAACATCGCGGGCGAATGCGGGACTTCAAAAAATAAAAAGAACCCTGATCGCTGCTTACCAAGAGCTAAGGCGGCTTCTTTGTCTAAGTCTCAACGTGCCGCTACGGCTCGTAAGAAAAAGCAGGGAGGTTCTCGCGGCAAGACTGTTGTGGCTAATACAAAAGCTGCAAAAGTTACACGAGCGGCTGCGGGTGGAGTAGTTGTTGGAGCGCCGTATCGGAAGTTGAACAAGGGCTGCGGCGCGGTAATGCCGAACAGGCGGAAGAGAACGATTTATACTTAACATGCTTGAGCAACAGATAAAGAATGAGCTACGGGAGTGGTCTAGGCATGCCCTAGAGGCCCCCTCCCCGTTTTTCAACAATCTTCCTGCGTGTCCCTACGCAAAGAAGGCGTGGGACGAGGACCGCGTTGGTTTTGTGTTTAAGACGGAAGACGATAGCCTATCTCTATACCAAACCGTTGCGGGTTTCGAGGACAGGTTTGATGTCATCATGGTGGTTGATTTATGCTACCGAAAAGACCCCACAGATTTTGAGGACTTTCTCCACGCCTTAAATGAAGCCATTGCCGAGGGCATGTTTGGTCAGAAAGACGTTTGGGTTATGGGTTTTCACCCGGACGACGACCCAGAGGATTTTCTTGACGATGGTTCTTTTTCTCCTTTGGCAGACGAAAAATATGCTATCATTTTCGTGCAACGGCTAAAGGCTCTTCACGAAAAGTCTGAGGCCCTAAAGCCTTTGGGGTATTACGATAAGAGTTTTGAAGCGTTTGAAAACACGGACCTCTACGCTCAACGTGAAAAGCTGTATAGGAGACTGATAGATGGCAATGAAACCTCGTAAATCGAAAAAGCCCGTTAAGAAAAAGCCCGTTAAGAAAATGCGTGGTGGCGGCATGGTTAAGAAAATGCGCGGTGGCGGCATGGTTAAGAAAATGCGCGGTGGCGGCATGGTTAAGAAGGGGAAGTAGTTAAGTGACGGTTTCCTCCAGCAAAAACTTCGAACTCGACGTAAACGAGCATATCGAAGAAGCTTTTGAGCGCTGCGGGCTAGAGGCGCGGACGGGTTACGACCTTCGCACTGCGAAACGGTCGCTTAACCTGCTTTTTGCTGAGTGGGCTAACCGCGGCATAAATCGTTGGACTATAAACCAGAAAACAGTGGCGCTGGCGAGCGGGGTCGCTGACTATCCGGTCGGTACGTTAACGATGACCGTTAACTCCACCACGGGTTTTCAGGACGGCGAGTTGATAACCGGCGGTACGAGTGCCGCAACGGCTTATATAACTAACATCAACTCTGCGTCGGTTTTTGCGATTACCGTACCAAGCGGTACCTTCACGGCCAGCGAAACAATCACCGGAGGAACGTCGGGGTCTACTGCAACAGTATCATCTGCGGTATCTCTTGAGGACACGCAGGCGTCTATTGACGTTCTATCCGCGGTAATCCGGCAAAACGCAGGAAGCAGCAATCAGTCGGACCTCAACATCACGCGAATTGGCCGCGACGCGTATCTCAACCTTACAAGCAAACGCTCTACGGGTCGCCCGGTCCAGTTCTACGTAGATCGCCAGATCACGCCCGTTATCAAGCTGTGGCCGACCCCGGATTCCAGCGCTTCGTATGAACTGGTGTTTGATCGCCTTCTCCGGCTGGATGACGCCGACACGCAGACCAACACCGTTGAGGTACCGTTTCGATTCTACCCCTGCGTGTCAGCGGGCTTGGCTTATTACCTATCGATTAAGTTCGCGCCGGACAGGGTGAATCTCCTGAAAGCTGTGTACGAAGAAGAGTTGCAGCGGGCTTTGCAGGAAGATCGCGACCGTTCCTCGTTACAGATATCACCTAGCTACGATTATTACCGAGCATAACATGGCTAGGTTTGCTTCCGGTAAAAACTCCTACGCCATCTCGGACCGGTCCGGCTTTAGGTACCGGTACGTTGATATGCGCCGGGAGTGGACCGGTTCTCTGGTTGGCAAGGACGAATGGGAGCCAAAGCAACCGCAGCTAGGACCCTTTAAGGAGGTGGCCGACGCGGAAGCCCTGTATAACCCGAGGCCCGACCGTGTCGAGCCCTTGGTCGTTTATGTCGGCGCAACGTCCTTTCCCCAAGGAATGCCTGACATCAAGGCTCAGGGCGTCGTCGGATTTGTAACGGTGGTGACAACATGAGCTTTACGTACGCGCAGCTAAAAACGGCTATTCAAGACTTTTCGGAGAATACGGAGACGAGCTTCGTCAACAACCTGCCGGTGTTTATCCGGGCAGCCGAAGAGCGCATTTTTAAGCTGGTTGATCTGGAGAACTTTCGTAAGAACGCTTCTGCTACGATGACGACTTCCAATAAGTACCTCGCGGCTCCCCCGGACTTTTTGTCGTCGTTTTCCCTGTCAATTTCAAACGGCGGCTCGACCGAGTTCCTGTTGATAAAGGACGTGAACTTTCTCCAGCAGTATTGGCCGAACGCTTCGACTACCGACACGCCTAAGTTTTACGCCCTGTTTGACGATTCGAACTTCCTGATCGCTCCTACCCCGGACAGCGATTATAATGTTGAGCTACACTATTATTATCGCCCGGCTAGTCTGACGGACGGCTCCGATAGCGGTACAACGTGGCTAAGCGTTAACGCTCCAAACGCGCTTTTGTACGGTTCTTTAGTTGAGGGCTATATCTACATGAAGGGCGAGCAAGACGTTTTGGGAGCTTACGAGAAGCGTTTCCAAGAGTCCCTAATGAGGCTTAAAGATTTTGCGGAAGCCCGTGAGAATACGGACGCTTATCGTAAGGGTCTTCCCAGCCAGCCGAGAACCTGATGTTTGCTGCAAAAATAGACATTTCCCCGGATTATAAGGTAACGGTTCAGACAACAAAAAACCGCGGATTTACCCCGGAGGAAGTTGCAAAGCGGTGCGCGGAGAAGATCATATCTGTCTCTATGGACGCGCCTCCTGTTATTAGAGAACAAGCCTTTGCTTATCGGGACAGGCTAGAAAGCTTGTTGTCATTTTACATGCGGGAGGCTATAAAAAGTGATAGGACTACGGTCTTCAACGCTTTGAACGATGTAGGCCACCCAGAATTGGCTGAGTTGATAAGGAGACTCTGAGATGGCAATCTCACAGGCAATGTGTACGTCTTTCAAAAAAGAGTTGATGACCGCTACGCATGACTTTACCGCGAGCACCGGTAACACATTCAAACTGGCTCTATATACGAGCTCTGCGACGCTAGACGCTTCGACCACGGCTTATTCCGCGACGAACGAAGCCTCCGGAACGGGTTACTCTGCGGGCGGCGGTACGCTTACTAACGTGACGCCGACCACGAGCGGAACGACGGCGCTCACGGACTTTGCTGACCTGACTTTTTCGTCGGCGACAATAACGGCGAACGGCGCGTTGATTTACAACGACACCGCAGCGGGTGATCCGTCCGTTGTTGTTCTTGCGTTTGGCGGCGATAAAACTTCAACCGCGGGTGACTTCACAATCCAGTTCCCGACTGCGGATGCCTCCAACGCGATCATTCGCATAGCTTAGTAAGTCTTCTTCCGTGGCAAATACCTTTCTAAACGGGTGGAGCCGCGGTTCGTGGAGCGAGGGGCCTTGGAATAGGCCTATTCCCGTTGCCCTGACGGGTCTGTCCGCAACATCTTCCAGCGGAACTGTAACGGCGTCCGGTGCGGCGAATGTGCCCCAAACGGGGCTATCCGCAATCGGTGCAGTCGGAACCGTAGATGTGCGGGTCATCTACAATGTAACTGGGGTCAGCGCCACCGCTTCTGTTGGAACGGTAGAGGTATTTGGTGTCGGAAACGTCCCCGTAACAGGGGTATCTGCTACCGGGACCGTTGGTACGGCTACGGTATCCGCGGACGCCGTTGTCCCGACAACCGGACTTGAGGCGGCATCTTCAGTCGGCACTGTTTCGCTCGTAACAAACAATTACATCACGGTGTCGGGTCTTGCCGCATCGTCGGCAGTCGGCACTGTGGCGGCATCCGCGGCGGCGAATGCTCCGGTATCCGGGTTGGAGGCTTCGGCTTCTGTAGGAAGCGTAACCGTTACAGGCACCGCTGTCGTCGTTCCGACGGGAACGGAGGCGACAGGTTCCGCCGGAAATGTTATTGTCTGGGGTAGAATAGTTCCGGACCAATCCGCGTCTTGGTCTGGTATTTCGCCGGATCAGTCTGCGGATTGGCTGCCTGTGGCAGCCTAAAGGAGTTAAAATGGCACCTTCATATACAACGAACAGCGGCATAGAAAAGCCTCTTGACGGCGAGCAGACGGGTAGCTGGGGCGACACAGTCAACCTCAATATGGACATTATTGACCGGTCGATGACCGGTGTTGGCACTATTGCTTTGAGCGGAACCACGCATACCTTAACGACGACAGACGGTACGCTCACTGACGGTCAATACCGCGTCCTTGTTCTTGGGGGTACACCTTCTGGAACTAACACCATAACCATAACCCCAAACGACCAGACCAAGCTCTATTTTGTTTCTAACAATAGCGGCCAGAGCGCAGTATTCACGCAGGGATCGGGGGGCAACGTCACCGTCGCGGACGGTACATACAAGATCATTTATGCGGACGGCGCGGGAGCCGGTGCCGCGGTTGTTGATTTTACGGACAAACTCGCTGCCTCCAATATCGACATCAACGGCGGCACCATCGACGGCACTGTGATCGGCGGGTCCAGCGCGGCTGCGGGTACGTTTACGACGTTTACTTCGACCGGTATTGACGACAATGCCACCAGCACCGCCGTAACCATCGACAGCAGCGGCACGACCACCATCAACAGTGGGGCAAGCGGTGCTACAGCAAATGTCACAGGCGATGAACTGGTTGTGGAAAGTTCTGTCAACGGTGGCATCAGCATTCTGGGACCGAACGGCTTCTACCAGTCACTCTTTTTGGGAGATGTGGCCGATAGTGTTAGCCTTAAGGTGCAGTGGGACAGCAGCAATAATGTCGGTATCGTTGGTACTACAAAAGGCTCGGCGGAACTTGTTCTTGCATCCGGTAATGGGACTGAAGCCTTACGTATCGACAGCAGCGGAAACGTGGGTATTGGGACTAGTTCGCCGCAAAACGCTCTTCATGTCGCAGCAGCAGATGCAACCCTGCGCCTGACTACAACCAGCGACTCGGGCCAAGCAGGTATTGAATTTTGGGATAACCAAAGTGGCACATCTCAAGCTGCTGCAATTCGTTATTATGACGTCACTAATCTTTTTACTATTCAGGGCAATGCCAACGGCACGATCTTTATGACGCCGAGCAACACGTTTCCTTCTGGCTCCGAAGCCATGCGTATCGACAGCAATGGTAGGGTAGGTATTGGGACGAGTTCGCCTAGTGTAGCATTAGATATAGAATCTGCGGGATGGGCCGGGCTTGACTTAAATGGGACTTCTGGCGGCGACATTCGGCTTCAAAAAAATGGTACAACATACGGCAATATATATGCCTCTGATAGCACTGCTTTAGTTTTAGATGCAGCAGAAAGTAATGAAATTATCTTCAAGGATAGCGGCACAGAACGTATGCGTATCGACAGCAGCGGTAATGTCGGTATTGGTACTGCGTCACCAAGCCAGAAACTAACTGTAAGCGGCAACATTGCCCTTGTTGGTGGCGGAAACATGTTCAGCAGTGCCACCTCCTCGACGTACAGCATTGCGGGTGGTAATGCGTTTAACAACGGCGGCGCAATCACCTTTGGAGGTTCGACTTCAGAGGTAATTGCTGGTGGCCTGATTTTTAACACAGGAACAGGTGCGACAAACTCAGAAGCAATGCGAATCACCGGCTCAGGTAACGTCGGTATTGGTACTACGTCACCAAGTACAAAGACAGAAATTTCAACAAATAATGAAACTTCTATCCTCAGACTAACAGATACGGCAACGATTGGAACAGTTAATAGAAAAGTAGGCGGACTTGAATTTTACCAAAATGACGCTTCTGGAGGAGCAGGCATTGGTTCTTCGATTGAAGCCTACCATGTAAACATATCAGGTGATACAGACCTGCGATTTGCAACTGGTGATAATACTGAAGCAATGCGTATCGACAGCAGCGGCAACGTCGGTATAGGTACTACGTCACCAGCAAAGCAGCTTCACATAACCAAAGCGGCTAAAGCAGATATTGGTACACTAACAGACGGTGCAACCATCACCCCTAATTTTGATGCTAATCAGAACTTCTCTGTAACGCTTGGTGGCAACCGTACACTTGCTAATCCAACAAACATTGATGCAGGTCAGACAGGTAGCATCTTCGTAGTACAGGATGGTACAGGATCAAGAACATTATCCTTTGGTTCTTATTGGAAATTTGCTGGTGGTACTGCACCTACATTGTCTACTGCCGCAGGATCAGTTGACAGAATTGATTATATCGTTTATACTACAACTGCAATTCATGCTGTTGCAACACTTAACGTAAGTTAATAAATAGAAAGAAAAGAGGAAAATTAAAATGGCTATTACTTGGTCTATCGTTCAGCTTGATTATGCTCTATCACTAGATGGTCAAACTGATGTAGTAAATAATTCACATTGGCAATGCATTGATTCTGATGATCAGGACAATCAGGCTAGAGTTTATGGATCAGTAGCAATTCCTACTGACGATCTTTCAAACTTTACTCCATATTCTGACATTACTGAAGCAGAAGCATTGCAATGGACATTAGATGCACTAGGTCCAGAAGAAGTAGCTTCTATTGAAGCTAATGTAACTTCACAACTTAATGTAATTGAAAACCCTGCTGAAGGTAGTGGTACGCCTTGGGCAGCTTAACTTAACACATAAAAGAAAGGAGATAATTATGGGGAAAAATGAAAAGACACCCATTGTTATTGATGACGTTGAATATAACTACGAAGACATGACACAAGATCAACAGATGTTTGTAAATCATATTGCTGATTTAGATAGAAAACTTTCTTCTGCTAAATTTAATGTAGATCAGCTAGAAGTTGGTAAAAGTGCTTTTGTTAAAATGTTGACAGATTCTTTAATCATTGAAAAAAGTGAAAATTAAATAACATGGTATTTAGTAATAATCTTTTAATGGGTGCTGCAGGTCAGGCAAGTGGCTACGAGATTGATCAGTCGATCCGGTTTAATGACGGGGATAGTCCTTATTTGAATCGTACATTCGGCACACCAACAAGCAATTCACAGTTTGGGTATAGCTTCTGGATTAAGTTGGGCGAAGGTTACGATGGAAAGTATATTATCAGTGCAAACGGTGGCGGTAATAACGACAACTTTACTTTTTCTAGTAACAAACTAAGAATCCAAGAAGGCGGTGTGCTTCGTTTACAATCAAATCAACTCTTCCGTGATTTTTCATCTTGGTATCATTTTGTAGTAGCATATGACCTTGGAAACGCTACAGCTTCACAGAAACTTCGTGTCTATTTGAATGGATCAGAAATTACTTCTTGGGCAACGGATACACGTTCTAGTTTAAGTAGCACCTCAAGTCGCCTTAATGCGGCAGTTAGTCATGATGTAGGTGCAAACGTATTTAATGGCATATCGTCTCATATCAACAACTGGGATGGCTATATTGCAGAGTTTCATTTTGTAGACGGTGCTGTTCTTACTCCTACAGACTTCGGTGAATACAATGACGCTGGTGTGTGGATACCCATCGAAGCGTCTCCAACTTACGGAAATAACGGCTTCTACATCACAGGTGAAACAGCCAGTGACTTGGGTGAGGATTTCTCAGGCAATTCCAATGATTTCACCAGCAGCGGACTAGCCACCACAGACCAGATGCTGGATACGCCGACTCTGAACTACTGCACGTTGTCTCCGATTGATAAGTCCTCCGCAATCACAACAAGTGACGGCAATCTTGTTGTGAGCAATGCTTCAACAAATTCTTGGAACCACGGCAGAGGTACTCTTTTTGCTCCCAGTGGCAAGTGGTATTACGAATGGATACCAACGGCAGGTT